ATGAAATCTTATTTTAAATTATTTTATTGGTTAATGCTTGGAGCATTGTTTTCAGTAAACATTGGTTTGACAAGCTGCGCTGATAGACATTCTGAGGAGCCAAAAGAAGAACTTACTCCTCAGGCTCTTTATCAAACTTCATGGCGTGGAACAGGAAGTTGTGCTGCTTGGGCTGTACAAAATATGGGCGTAGGTATACAATTTATAGATACCCAAACAGGAAAAGTAAATTGGGAAGGTTATGATGAAATTGATATTACCTACGCAATAGAAAGAAAATATGTTACATTTAATAGTAATGCTTTATATTTAGGTGGTGCTCCTTGGGTTATTAAGAGCTATACAAAAAAGCATATAATCCTTATGCAGAATGAGGCTAGTCCTGACAAAGAGAAAGTTGCTACAATAGAGCTAGATAGGATAGATTGATTTGAGGGTGTTATCATTAGTATTTTTTATTCCTTGGGCGCAATCGTCATTCAATTTATAGAATAAGAGAGGGTGTATCAAAATTCCCTTTTTGAGGAAATTACCCTTGCTATAGCTATCTGTGGCAGGGGTAAATCTTTATATTTATGCATTATGATACACTCTCTTGTTATACAATTCGGTTATTATTCTCTCAATTAACCTTTACCCGGTTCATAAGTTGTTCTGATATCTCATGCAGTTCCCGGCACCGTTCCGGCTCCTGTTCCCGTGCGAAAGCGGTGATGCCCTGCGTTAGTTTCCACAGGGTGGCCCCTCCGGTCACTCCGTCCTACGGATTGTTGTTCATCAATAATTTTTCCACTTCGCGCCCTTCGCTCTTCAGCAAACCGCCTTTCTGCACCAGTTGTTTGAGCTTCTTGTCGAAGTCCACATCTATTTCCGAAGCACCTTGTATTTCGATGGCTTTCTGCATAAGTGTATCCTTGTTGTACAGTCCTTTGGTCAGGTCCGATACCGCCGATACGGTGGTCTGCGTGTCCAGCTCGTAGGTTTTCTGTGGCAGTGCCAGTGAATCGGGCAGTCTTGCCCCAGATGCACCTGCCGCATGATGAAAGCGCAGGCGAATTCTCTGTTGAGAGCCGATTTGAGGAAACTGTATAAGATGTGCAGCCGCTTCGGAAAAGATGCCCTGCTCGTCACAGCGCTGTCCTAATAATGTGGGATATTACCGGTTGGTCGGGTACGGGAAAATGCCGAAAAGCAGGCTGATTCAAAAATTGGAATCCGGCAGCAGGGATATCTACGAGGAATATATCTCGTTCCGATGCTATAAGGGAAAAGTGGTACCGAGCATCGAGCGACGACGGAAGAAAGAGTTTGAATTGTTGTATATTCCATAGATAAACAGATGGCAAAAGGCTAAAGGAAGGGTCGTATCATTGCTCAAAACTGAGTTTGATGCGACCCTTTTGGATGTAATAGTTACAATGTGTAACTTTTCGGAGCAGTCATTTTAGTTTTGGCTTTACCCTCATAATGTTGTTTTACCTGATTTTCTATATTCATTTTCAGGATTGCCTTGATGCAAGAAAATTGAGATAGTCCGCAATGGCACGCTGACAGCCGGTGAAATCAGGTGTCCGTTTACCTTTATACTTTCTAAAATAGATCGTTCCCGATTTTGTAAGACCGTTTACGGATTTGTTGAATGTACCTTTGGTACGGATATGGATTTCAAAACCGTCCCGTTTGGCTATTTCAAGAAAAACATTTGCCTCAATTCGTTCTCCATTTAGAAAACTCTGTTTACAATCGTCAATTTGCCGTTGCCATTCCTTTTCCTTTAATCGCTGTTCCTCTTCCTCCTTAGCCTTCAGTTCCAGCCGTTTTTGTTCCTGTCTTTTTAAGTACGCTTCACGGGCTTGCCACAAAGGTGCAGCGTCAAGCCCAAGAGCTTCAAACACACGGATAGAAAGAAGAGAGATATGAACTCCTCTTTCTAAATCTTGAAGTGTATTTGTAATCCAATTTTTACAATAAGCGGCAGTTGTTTCTTTGCGTTCCTCCTTGTCAAGGAATCGGCGTGAATGCTGTCCGCAAGAGAAAAATACATTTTCTATCTTGCAGACAACATGGAATATGTCCTCGCTTTCGTTTCCATATTCGTTTTTTGTAGATAACGAGAGATAAACATTCTCCGCATACGGCTCCAACTCCATATAAGGAGCGACGACAGTATTCCCGTCAAACTTGTATTTGAATACTTTTGCTTTCATAATTATATCTGTTATGATTGTTCATTCATATAATCCAATATGCTCCCTTCCAGCCTGTCGTATATCCGGTTGAATTGGTCCTGATATTCTTCCAGAAAAGCCCCGTCCGCATCGCACATTTCATCGAGTGTCTTATTGTTTGTCCGACATAATTCAGTATCGGTCAGTTCACAGACTATTTCGATAAGCATCGAGCGTTCCTTGTCTTCGGGGAGTAATTTGTCTTTTTTCAGGCAACAATAGTTGCGGATATTGATTCTCAGATACAGGTCTGCCTCTTCCCAGCGTTCATCCGGTAAGAATGTGAATGCCTGTTTCAGTTCATCGGGTTGTTTGTCCCACCATTCGTTCAAACTCTTCGGTTCCATATTCATAAGTTTAATTGGTCGATAACCGTTTGGTTTGCCATTGCCGATTCCAAATCACCTTCCCGCAAATCGTTCGCGTTGCGTAATTCACGCAGGTTTCTTACTTCGGCATCAAGGTATTCCCGTGCCGTCTCTTTGTCACACCCGCAAGAGGTGCATATCCTGTCAATGATTATTGTTTCCATCATTATTTTTATTTAGTTTTTGTATTGGAACCGGATAAAAGCTGTACGGTTGTCCTGAGTATCTCGTCCAGCCAGTTGATGCAACGTGCCCCGAGTTCAAAAAGACCGTCAATTTCGTACAAGTCATGGGAATGTTTGTCTTCCACAACGAGATGGAGGTCCTCCCCGAAGAATTGTATCCTGCGCACCAGGCACTCATAGGGATCGCCGTCATGGTCGAACCATATCACGTACACGGCATCCACCGTATCGGGAAACTCCATTTCCGTTTTCCCATATTCTTCCAATACCGCTTTTATGGCGGCTGTAATCTCCTTGCGGAGTTTTTCCACTTGTTCGCTGAAATCTGTTTTCATAAGGCATAGAAATGAATGCGGGAGCCGCCGGCGGACTCCCACGATTAGACATCCGGTTTATTTATCGGAAACATTACGTGTAGATATTGATATGATTGAACGATTCCGGACAATGCTGGAAGACAAGCGGCAGGTTGACATGCACCATCGGGTACTCCACCCAGCCGTTGCCTCTCCGGTAACCGGTATCAGTGGCGAGGTGATTCAACTCCAGAAACTCCATCGCGTCGGGATTGTTGTTGATGTCGATGAAAGCCCTGTCGGGCAGTCCGATGGCATCCAACTCTTCCAGATTGACCGTCAGGATCGTGTAAGGCTCTTCCGTATCGGCCAGTTCCAGACAGAGGGCGAGCCAGCCGTTGTGATAGATCTGCGGAACCAGCCGTACAGCCTGCCCCTGATAGATGTATAGTTTCTTCCGATAGGAGTTGTCGGACGGGACGATTTCAAACTCGTCTTCCTTTTCCGTGAAAGAAAGCATCGGGTTATGGACTGCCACGAATGTATCGTCCTCCATCCGGTAGCACAGGTGATCCGTTCCTGCCGAACGGATGATTTCCAATGAAGTGTTCATGATCCGGTTGTTTTTTAAGTTATGTAATGAGTAAATGTTATTTATTAGTTGGTTTTTACCCGGTTCATAAGTTGTCCCGATATCTCATGCAGTTCCCGGCACCGTTCCGGTTCCTGTTCCCGTGCGAAAGCGGTGATGCCCTGCGTCAGCTTCCACAGGGTGGCCCCTCCGGTCACTCCGTCCTCCGGATTGTTGTTCATCAATAATTTTTCCACTTCGCGCCCTTCGTTCTTCAGCAGGCCGCCTTTCTGCACCAGTTGTTTGAGCTCCTTGTCGAAGTCCACATCTATTTCCGAAGCACTTTGTATTTCGATGGCTTTCTGCATAAGGGTATCCTTGTTGTACAGTCCTTTGGTCAGATCCGATACCGCCGATACGGTCGTCTGCGTGTCCAGTTCGTAGGTCTTCTGCGACAGTGCCAGTGAATCGGGCAGTCTTGCCCCCAGATGCACCTGCCGCATGACGGATTCACGTACCATCCCGTTCAGGCATGCCCCGTTGAGCAGGAACGAACGCATGTCCACGGAGCCGTTGCCATAGTCGGAAGTGGAAAAGCGTGCCCCGGCAAAGATGATGACCGTCCCGTTCTTTCTGGTGGGAATCTCAATGGGTGTGGGCAGGATGGTCTCGCACCAGACCTTGGTGTCATTCATGTAGGCGTCCGATACGACCGCCCCCTGATTGGCCGCCTCCCGGATGAATGCGGTCAGGATATCCACCGAATTGAGCCGCCGGTACGAGTCGGACAGTACGCCCCGCACTTCCATGCCTACCGCCCGGATAAGTACCCGTGTGCGCGCGGTCCAGCCCGAATGCTCATTAAGGATGGTGGCGCAAAGCTGTTTCTGCCATACATCGCCACCGGACAGTTCGCGCAGGTACTTGGCCGGCACCCCCATCTTTTCCGAAATCTGGCTGATGGCATTGCCGTGCAGACTGAAATTTCCCTCCGGCATGGTCATTTGCACCCGGTCCGCCGCGCGGAATGAAATGACAGGCTGTTTCTCCTTGCCGCGCAGGTTCACCCCGATGGGGGCGATGAAGTCCTGCGCTATTTTTCCTTCGTCAAGCAGCCGTGCGATGGTCTCCATGACTCCCTGCCGTTTGCCTTCCACCATCCGTTGTACCTTGTTTATGACCACCTGGTTCAATCCCTGCTGTTTTTCTACCGATGCAGGATTCGGCATTACTGTTACTTCCATATTCTTGTTTTTTAATGATAGGTTTATTTCTTTATTCTCCATCCGTTCCTGTAATGGATGGTCCTGATTCCGGTCCGCACATACCCCTGATTCTTGTCATGCCTGTATTCGTACATGAGCAATGCATGGTTTATTGCGGGCAGCTCACCTTTCTCCCTCAGTTTGTCCAAATGCGGCTTTGCCGCCTCCAGGCAGGAAAACCCGCCGAAGAAGCGGTTGCCCGCCATGTTGTAGAGTTCGATAAAATCATAATTTGTTCCCATGGCCTGTCTTGTTTTGGACGGGAGGTTCCATCCCGTATTTTTTCATGAAGCGGATATATTCCTTCTCACTGTATCCGGTCATTCCGAACAGTTCGTAGTAACCGTGTATGAAGGTCTTTTCCGTTCTCGCCTTGTGGGGACTGACGTTCTTGTGGCAGCAGACAATGTGCCTGACGAAGCGGTAACACTTGCATAAGTCCTCCCAGATGGTGTATTCCCTGTCCGTATGAGGTTCGTAATAGCCGCAGGAGAGGTTGATGCAGGATACGGACAGTCCCCTTGCCTTCAGGGTATGCACGTCCGTGCTCAGCCCGCTTGCCGGGTGATACCCGTATCTGCCGGGACTGACGGTCTCCAGGAATTCCTCCGAGCAGAGTTCCATCCCGTGGACTCTTGTAATGATGTCACCGTTGCCCTTGCGGTCACATCCGATGACGAAGCGGCAGTCCGCAAAGAAATCCATGTCGGCTTTCCGGCTGCCTATGCATCCGTTTTCTTCCTGTACGAAGAAAGCACATTTCATCGCCTTGAAACTTTCCAGGCACTTCAAACAGACCCAGATGCCGTTCTTGTCATCGGCACCGATTCCGGTCATCCGTCTGTGTTTATGGTCGTATCCGACAATCATCGATTCCGCGACAAGGTGGGCTGCATACGTGCCTGTCTTGCGGCGGTGCACTTCGTCCATGTGTGCCACGACACAGGGGTAGCTTTTCCGGTTGCCTTTGACCGCGTAGATGTTGCCATGCCTGTCTTTCCGGTAAGCGATTCCCATGCGTCTGAGCTCGTCTGTGATAAACCGGGCCATCCGCTTCTCCCCGCCTGAGGGAGAAGAGATGTTGTAAAGGGCCATTAATCTTTCCATATTCTGATATTTAAGAGGTGAATAATTTCTGAATTTGCAGGTAGCTTTTGAATCCGGGTATGGGCCGTCCCTTTTTGAACAGCGTGGAGGGATAGATTTTTCCCTTGTATTCCACCGGAGTCCCTTTCATGATCGTGCCGAAGGCCGTTTGTGTATAATAGAGGGGGTAACACACGTTGCAGTACAGTCTGTTGCTGTCCTCATGTATGCCTCCGCATTGTGGGCATACATACCTCAAGGCTGTTGCACACCCCTGTGTGTGCTGGCAGGAGGCGATCGCCGTACAGCCGTTGTGATTGGTCAGTTCCAGCCTGCTACCGTTCAGGTGGATGTAATGGAACGTATCCAGATAGGGAACCCCTTTTTTGTGCCACCGGAATGCCGGCACCTTCACCGACAGCCGGACATGCACTTCCGTGCCGGGTTCCTCTGCCATTCCGGGTATCTGGCTCATGCTGATGAAATCTTCCGGATGCGTATAGTCGTTGTATTTCTTCCGTAGGTTGATGCCGAGGCTTCCCGCCTGCTCCTTGATCAAATCCATGACAAAGGCATGTGACGTATAGATACGGTCCAGTACGGAAACCTGTATGGCCGGCATTCCGGTTGTGTTCCACACGGCTTTCCTCCATACGACGGCCCTTCCGATCACGTTGTTCCCTTCGTCCCTCGCTACCAGGATGCCGGCACCCGCGAAGTTGGCGTAGAAATCCGCCGCATTGCGCGCCTTGTCTTCGTACCGCATACATGAATTGTGCAGGGTGGACGTGTCTCCGTCCGTAATGGAACTGTAGTTGGATTCCTGATAGGCGTCCAGGAAATCATTCATTCCCGTATGCAACCTGACGGAAACTTTGCTGTCGAGCGTGATGGCGCTGCGGAAATAACTGATCTCGCAGGATGTGTATTCCCGCAGGTTCTTGAACTGTTCGATGAAGGTGGATGGTTCCAGGTCTGTCCGGTTTTCAGGGAACCAGGGTGCCTGAGGGTTGTTCCTGTCCGGGAAATTGGGATGTTCCGGGTCCTTGTTGAAGGCGGTGAACACAATCCGGATTTTCCGGAAGGAACCGCAGTCCGTCCACTTCCGTTTGGTGGACAGGAAATTATATGATCCCCGGATAATCTCCTGCGCCGGGCGGTTTTTCTTCAACTCGGACAGGATGTCCGCCGCGATTACACTTCCGTTTGCCGCCGCATGCGTCAGACGGGATTTCAGTTCGTTGCTTGCATAAAGTTTCATGATATTGTTTTTTTAGAAGTTAAACATGTGGGACGGGATACCGGGGCATCCTTCCGCTTTTGGAATTGTGCCATACGCTGTTTCAGGCCGGAAAGGGGGATGTTCCGGCTTGTCCGGTATTCGTCCTCGCTCATTTTCCGGATGGTGGGAATGCCGGTCGTCGTCAGGACAGGATTCACGAACCATCCGTCCTTGAAGTCCTCGGGGAGCAGGCTGTCATGCTGGATGACCTCACCCACGCATCCGTGTATGAGCATGTTGCAGACGGTCATCAGGCAGCAGGTACGGCTGATGTCCTCCGCAACCAGGTAATTGCCCAAATTGCGTACGTGGTACGCCAGTAGCAGCCTTCCGCTTCCGCAAGTCGGGTCATTCATCCGTTTGCCGGTCGTTTTCTCATCCGTACCGGTACATTGTACCATCAGGTCACAGATGTGCACGGGGGTGAAGAACTGTCCGTGCGCCTGCTGCCCGCTCCGGGAAGAGAGGGCCATGAACAGGTCACCGAACGCGTCGAACCACTCACGGGTCTGCAATTCCCGCTGCATGAGCTGTATCCATCCGGCAAGCAGTTCCATGAAGAAACGGTTCTGCTGCCGTTTGTATTTCCAGTCCTTGACGGGCGGCGCACCGGGTGAGAACCCGTGGGTGACGTAACGCAGGAAATCGTTGAAGACGGACATCGGCTCGTATCCGTTCGAATATGCGAAATCGCAGATAAGCTTCTCAAGCGGACGTAACGCTTGCGGAGTGTTGTACTGTGCCATATTATTCTGATTTTTTATAGATGGTTACTGTATGCCCGTCATGGTCTGTCCGTATCCTGACGGGGGAAACACCAAGGAAAGAGAGGTGGGTTTCCGCTTTCAGCATGTTCCATTCCCATGCGGGGAGTTCCTTCCATTCCATCCGGTATCCCCATAGTATGAACAGGCCTTGGCGGAATCCGTCGAAAAGTCTTCCGTGCAGGATCCCGACCATCCGGTCCAGTTCTTCCTTGGAGTAGACAGTGAATGATTCGTTCCGGTAAATGAACGCGCCTGCCGGCTCAATGTCCTGCCGGCGTTCGATGAGGTATTTTGTCCATTCTTTTGTGGTGTACTCTCCGTACAAGGGTTCAGGTTCCGTATATTTCCATGCCCTGACGGATGTGCGGAACAGGACCGCGCCGTTCTCGTGTCTTCCGGTATGCCCCCATGTCCGGAACTGTTTGCCGCGTATGCCGTCCGGAAGTAATAATCCCGGGTCTGTCGTAACCCAAGGTCCTCCTTCCGTGTTATAACAGGTCCGTCCTTCTTTCTCATGGCAGAACGGCATCCGGGGAAGAAGGCAGAGCTGGGCTTCCCGGCCATCGCTTCTTTCAATGTGCGCCTGCGGATAGTAGTCGCCGCCACGGGTGGTATAAGTGACGGTGTCTCCGGCTACGGGTGCCGGGTTCTCTTCCCGCTCTTTCCGCATCCTGGAGATCAGCCGGTTCACTTTCTCCACATCGCGCTCCTCTATGGAACATGCGCATCCTTCACGCTCATTGAGCCGGACCAGGCTTTTCAGGTCATAAAAGTTACTGTATTCCATGTCATGACCGGTTTTGTTGGTACAATCCGACCTGGCGGGCAACCATGTCACAGAATTTCTGTCCGTTCTCCTTCTCGCTTCTGAAATAGGCGATTATGTCCCAGAGGTTCCGGTTGAAATAGCCGGTCCATTTCTCGTAGTAGTGGCTTCCGTCGACCTTCCCGAACGTTTCTTCAAAAAGCGCGGGAGTCAGTTCCTCATCCCCGTGATGGTTGTATTGCCACAGGGAGACAAGCAGCATTTGGTTGTAATCCAGTGTTTCCATATCTGTTCTTTTTTAGTGAGACATCTGCCTACACGGGTAGGCATTTTTATTTCTTGATGTCTTTCCTGCCTGTTTGCCGGGGATTGTGCAAGGCTTGGCGAAAGAAAATACCGGAGCGGAGCGAGGATGATTTTCTTTCAGCCAACCCAGCCCCTGCAAGGGGCCGCCTTGCGCAATCATCCCGGCAAACGGCTATCTTTACAGCAAGAAATGAAAAAGCGGACCTCAGCTTTTCAGTTCTGAAGTCCGCTTTCCGGTCATTTTGGAATTTCATGCTTTTCAGGTATGTATCTGCCATCCGTGGAACGGCTGCAATGTTATGGCGAACGATCTGTCAGGAATTCCGTGATAGAGCAGACCTCCCACGATACCAGTTTTTCCGTCGGGATAGCGTTGTGTGAAGCCGAACGAGTATGGGGCATGGTCATAACAGAGTGAAATCTCGCTGGGCCGGTCGGGATTTTCCTCCCAACTCTTCAACCGGTCCAGACATTTTTGGAGCGAGGTGTCGCCGATGGATTCAGCATAGCGCTTTACATTCTCGAAATGTTCTTCATTCAGGATTTTCATGACTTTTGCGTTTTATCTGTCGTTAAACAATGAAGAAGCGGACCTCGGCTTTTCCGCTTTGAAGTCCGTTCTCCGGTCATTTTGGGATTTCATGCTTTCAAATGAAAGGCAAGGCGGTGTCTTCCAACATGGGGGCCAGCATCCGGCACATCTCGTAAGCCGCCCTGTTGCGCCCGTCAATATGGCTCGGCTCACGTTTTGCCATACCGATGATGCATGCTTTCATCACTCTGAAGAAAGCCTGTTCCAATGTCTTGTGAAAATAGGGAAGGGTTTCGGCGAAACGTTCCGGATTGAACCCCATGTCATTCAACGCCTGTTCCAGTTTCCTGGCCGTCTTGTATTCACGGCTTTCCTCCAGTCGTTCCGGAATGTCGCCGAAACGGGCTGTATGCAACTGGCGTTCCAGCTCGGTTACGGTTACTGAAAGTAGTAGTTGGATGGCGGCGACATTGCCGATTCCGAATTTCTGACCGTCGGTTGTGTGGAACTCGATTATGTCCACAGTACCGTTTTCCTGCATTCTCTTGTAGTGGGCAAGATTCTCGCCCAACATTTTTGCTTTTTGATTGTCCATAATCTTATTTTTTGAATTGGTATCTGATTCGTTCTTGTGTAGTTGTTTTCAGTCAATCCAGAATGTGCCGCAATGCGGACATTTGGTTCCACATGGGAAACTGTTTATATAATAGGTGTTCCTGTGGCGCTTATGGTTCATGTCTCCCAAGGTGCATCCGCCTTCCCGGAATCTTTTTTCATAAAGGGCTTCCTGTTTCTGATGCTCGCTCATGCGGCTTTTCCGCATGGTGGACTTCAACGGCTTCATTCCGGTTTTCCACCGGGTGGAATCACACCAGCTGTTCAGCATCCCGCAGATTTCATTGGCATAGGAATAATGCACTTGGGAGTCCGTAAAGAGGTTGTCCCTGCAAAACGGGAGGGTGATGTCCGTTGGCAGCCTGACATGGTATCCTGCACCGTTGCGGCTGTCCGCAATGGCAACGATGACATCTCCGTAGAACCGGATGCGCTTGAAATCATTTCCGGTATCTCCCGTGAACAGTCTGGAGAATATGGCATTGAAATAGATGCGGAGCTCGCCTCCGTATGGGGCATTGGTCAGAAGCTCATGAAGCTCATCGGCAAACTGCCCTTTCTTCAGCTTGAACACCCGCCTGATTTTACGGAGGGAGATGGCTTCGGACTCTTTGCGTGCGTTACTTCCGTACACGTATCCTTCTATCTCCACTCCCAGGGAATAGAACATGTTGGTGACGGCGGAGTTGTCTATCAGCTCATCTGTCGGATCGATGCTGTTCCGTTCGTAAAGCAGGTCTTTTATGCCTTCTTCATTTCGGGCATATTCGTCGGCTTTTCCGTCCGCTTCCATGGCTTTCCTTATATCTGCAAGATACTCTTGCAGGTTGTCGTGCTCCTGTTCGGCATACCATTCCCAGACCTGTTCTTCCAATGGATGGAGGCTGTTCCGTCGGATGCACCGTTCCTGCAAGTCCTCATGGTTGTCCAGATTCTCATTGTAGTCCACATAGTAGAGGCTGACATATCGGGGGACATAGTCTTTCCAGGATTTCGGGGGCATATTCAGACTGCTTTCCGTCCGGTGACCACCTGATGATTGTGGATGGTTTTCTGTCAAAATTGTTGTGTTCATTTGTCTATTCGAATTATTGTCCGGCAAGGGTGTTGACTGTACGCATTTGGGAAAGTTGCAGTTTCACCACCTTTATTTTTTCAATCAGTTCATTCTCTCTTCGGAATGACGGGGTACATTTTGTACGCCGCATCCCGGCTCCCCAGGGGATTTTGTCACACGCCTTTCTCAGGCGTGCCCTTTCGGTGTCCAGGGCGGACTCCAGACGTGCAAGTTTGCGTTGCAACGATTCTTCGGTCATTGTTTTCATGATTCCATCATTTTTTTGAGATATGACGACTGCCGTTATCGGGCTGTCGCCATACCGGGTTGATTATTCAATTTACATTTCCGCCTTTTCTCTTCTGATATTGCGTAAGGCGTATAGCAGGTACAGGAACAAGTCCCTGTCATAAATCCGGAAGAAGAACGGCTCTTGCGTTTCCTTGACCGTTCCGGTAAATGATACGGACTCCCGGTTCATGGGGAACTGGAGAAGTTTTCCGTTTGCCAGCAGGGTGTGCCTTCGTTTTTTTGCCTCTTCCAGAAAGATTTCCATATCATCCCGCCTCTTGTGTGCGGAGAAATAGAGGAAATGATGGCGGCGCAGGCTGAGCAGGATTTCCGCCATGTTTTTTCTTGCGTTTCGAATATCCGGCTCCTCATCCGGGCCGGTGACCAGGTTGCAGATGAATTTTTTCTCTCCGTCCGTATCAGTGAAGAAATAGGGTGTGAGAAGATACTGCCTGTTTGTTTTGCCGGTAATGGCACAGGCCGGCCCTTTGGTGACACCGCCTCTGAAAGTGAGGCTCCGGTAATGTCCCTCCATCTGCCTTTCCAGTTCTTTTCTGGGTGTGGTGACGGAGCGCAGTCCGGTGAAATAACGTCCTTCCACATGAAAACAGAATGTGTACAGGTCTCTGAAGCAGGGCTCGCCGATGAAAAAGAAATTTCTGGTATGTCGGACGGGCGGCAGCATATCCATGTTCTCATAGTATTGGCTTTCTGTTATTTCCTTGAACGGAAGGCACTTGGATTTCAAGTGGATACGGAACATCTTGTCTGCCGTGTTCCTTGAGACGGTGACAAGCCGGGGATTGTCCTCTCCGGCTCTCAGCTCTTCCAGCGTCTTGTGGGTATAATCGCAGTGTATGCCGTCCGACATGGAGGTAAGGAAGCTCCCGTCGAAACGGTACGGGTCGATGACGAATCCGGGTCTTGCATTTTTCATGGCTCAGATGTTTTGAAGGTTCAACACTCTCTTGGCGGCACTGAGTGCATTGGAGGTAAGTTGCCGTTGCCATGCCTTGTTTTTGGGTGACCAGCGGAATCCGGCGGATTTCAGTTCCTTGCGTCTGCTGTCTTCGGGAATTCTGTCAAACAGGATTTGAAGGCGGTCTTCCCCATAGTTCCATACAAGTGTTCCGCCCTCGAACGGCACTTCCTTGCTTTCCTGACTTTGCACCGCTTTCAGCTTTTCGCGCATCCGTTCCGCAAGTTCCGGCAATTGGAAGAATTTGTTTCTTTGGGTGATGACGGGTTTCTTCACCCTTGCGTTATATTCGGAAATGAAGTCCACCGCTCTGCGGACGATTTCCACTTCCCCGTGATTGGCAAGGGTGGAGACCTTGTTCAGGATGCTGCTGACGAACAGGGCACGGCTGTAGCCCCGGCATTGTCCGGTATCGATCCCGTGGATGGTGTCGGCGCTGCTCCTGATGTCGCGTTTGAGCGTCTGCCATGCCTTTTCCCGCTTCTCTTCCTCCGGTCTGGCGGTTTCCTGTTTCCGTTTGACGGATACAAGGACCTTTTGCCGCCAATCGCGGAATTCCTCGTAGCGGTTCCGGTAGCTTTTGTTCATTTTTTCCTGCCTGCGGTAATCAAATCCGCCCCGTCCCGTCACCATCGGGTTGGCGCAGCGCGAGAGGGCCGAGAGCTGGGCGGACAGCTTTTGCCGGTAGGCGGTGATATAGGTTTCCCGTTCCCCTTCCGGCATGAGTTGCAGGTCGTTGTGCAGCTCCTCCCCGTAAACCATGATGTCCGTTTCTCCGCGAATCTCCGGATCGAAGGAACTCCAGGCGTATGCGTCGCAGGCCTGTTTCCACATATCCTCCAGATAGCCCGGATGTTTGAATGCTATGGCTTCCCAGTCTTTGAAGTTACTGGAATGCAATTCGTTCCGGTCTTCCGGATTTCCGTACAGATGTACAAAGTGGTGCATTCCGTGATGCTCCTTTCTGAAATGGAACGGTACGGGAGGATGGTCCGTACCCTTTTCCCGGACCATCGTGACCCGGTGTGCGTTCTTTACGGTAAGGTCCGTTACTTGTTCTTCCCGGACCTTTGTTGCTGTCGTTTCAGTCATAACCATTGCTTTTTTGATGTCAGCTGTAAATCATTTCGTCCAGTTCTTCGTCCGGCAGTGTGCGGATTTCCTCTTCCGTGCAATAGTAGGCTATGCTCTCGTCCAGCTCGAAAGCTGCCGGGTCGAGGCTTTTGATGCCATCCAGCAGTTCCTGTTCCAGCCTTTCTACGGAAACTGTATAGTTTCCGTCTTTGCCTTGTACTTCCCGTGCCGGATAACTCTTTTCCCGATAGACCAGCGTGGTGATTGCAGGATTCGTATTTTCCTGTCCTGTTCGTACTTTGGTTACTGTCATCTTGTTCATACTTCTACTGTTTTAAAGTTAGACATGACCGGCTCCGTGGAGCCAGTGTTTCGATTTCTTACTTGCCGGGCAGCCCTTTGCCTTGATTGTGCAAGGCTTGGCAAAAGAAAATACCGGAGCGAAGCGAGGATGATTTTCTTTTAGCCAACCAGCCCCTGAAAGGGGCCGCCTTGCGTAATCAGAGAGGCAAAGGGTTATCTTTGCGGGTAAGAAAATGAAAGAATGGCAGGTGTTTATGGATTTTCGGATACAAAAAAAGCCATCCTTGCGGGGACGGCTTTAATGGTGTGTTGTACGTCTATTGCGCCATACGTTTCTTTACATTGTTCATGGCTTCTTTCAGGCTGCTGTTCATGACCCGTGCGTAATGTTGGGTCATGCGTGTGGAGGCATGCCCGAGCATGACGGACACATCCTGCAAGGGAACGTTGTTGGCGAGCGTGACGGTGGTCCCGAAAGTATGGCGGGCCACATGCGTGGTCAGATTTTTCTTTATGCCGCAGAAATCGGCGATTTCCTTGAGGTAGCTGTTCATTTTCTGGTTGCATAAGACAGGCAGGCAGCATCCTTTCTTTATGCAGACCGGGTGTTCCCTGTATTTTTCCAATATGGCCAGGGGAACGGGCAGCAGCGGGATGTTGCTGATGGAAGACGCTTTTCTGCGGCGCTCCAGCTTGACCCTTCCTTTCCTTATCCACCAGTCCCCGAGATTGTCCTGCACCAGATTCTCATTGTTCAGGCCGGCTACATCGGAGAACGCCAGGCCGGTGAAGCAGGCAAAGACAAAGACATCCCTGACCAGTTCAAGCCGGGGAACCGTGAATTTTTTCTTTATGACGGTCTGTAGCTCGTCGTAGGTCAGGAATACCGGATCGGTCTCGTCCTGCTCCATCTTATAACCGTAAAAGGGATTCTTACGCATCCATTCCTTTGCCAATGCCATATTGGTGAATTTCTTGAAGCATTTCATGTAGCGGACTATCGTGTTCCGGCACAAGCCTCCTTCCGTTTTCAGGTAGATGTCGAACGCATGGATGAACTCCGGTGTCAATTCGTGGAAGGTGATGTCCTCCTTGCCATAATAGGAGGGGATAAGCTGCCGCAATTTCTTCACCACATTCTTATATCGGTTAATGGTGACAGGGGAATAGTCTATATTCACCAGGCTTTCCATTTCCTCGATGCCTTCCTGCATGGTGCCGAGCAGCGTACGCATTCCGGTATCTTTTCCGAAAACTCGTTTCAGGATTAGTTTCGGGGTAATCAGGGCCTGTTCCAATACCAGTTCCTTGTGTTTCTCAAGGGCACGGGCATGTAATTCCGCAATATAGGTGTTCAATGCGACGGATGCCCTGTCCCTGCCTTTGCTGCATCCTTTGGCCGCGTTCCATAAGTTCAGAGGCACGCTTCTTTGGATACGTGCGTCGTCATAGTCTCCGTTGATGGTTATCCGCATCAGTACGGGCGCCTCACCGTTTTTCAACAATTTCGTTTTGAGCACGAAAAAAAGAATGTTCATTGTTCCTTGTTTCATCACTTTTGTTTTTTAGAAGTGTTACATCCAATTGTTTCGTCAAAACCGGATGGCATGAGGAGGTGAGACGAAGTGTTAAATTCGGTGGCTTTTTTGAGCGGCTTGTGGAAAAACCATAGAAAAGCCATAAAAATCCCATTTTCCCAGGTTCGAATTGCCTTTGGTATCCCGGGTTCGATTCCTTTTTTTCATTCTGATGGGACATTCCGTAGTTTTAAACTTCTTTCACAATTTCAAGCTCATTCGGTAGTGTGTGCAAAATTACTTTTTTACACCGGAGATTGATGTTGACAAATGGTTGAAAAACAATGAAATATGGTGCGTGTTTATGGCTTTTTTCAAAGCCTTAAAAAAAGCCACTGAATTGGCAAAATCCAACTTCACAAATATGTAATGAAATGCGTAGCGAGGGTAAAAAAAGAACCCTTGAACTATCTCTAATTCAAGGGTTTTCTAAAATTGAAAAGCTTTTTGGTGGTGCCACCA